AAGATGAAAGGTAACCTTCTCCCTGTCACACTCTGACTTGTACGAATAGACAAACGCCTCGTACTAAGTGTCCTTGAAAAGCATTTGAGCTTTGGGTGTTAAGAGCTTCTTGATGATAGTCGCAGGTCTACCATTCTGCCGATTGTCTCTCGCCCATCTGCCGTCATTGACAACGTGCTCCTTACCTTTGGGCAGGTAACTAATTGTGCCGTCACCTCGCAGTGTAAGATAGTTGACGTGCTCGGTAGTCATAAAGAGTTTAGTTACATCGTAGCAACCCTGCCAATTGATGCATCTGTACAATACTCTAGCAATTCTGTTTGACTCTTTGTTCTTGTACAAGAAGTCGTAGAATGAATCAGATACCCTTAGATTCATCTCTCTGTGCTGTGTTTTCTGTGCCATTTGATTTGATTTTATTGGTGATTAATGATTAAGCGAACATTATTTCTTTTTTCTCATTTACATTCTTAAAGAACTCCTCCTTTGTTATCTTGCCCTTTATCCATTCTTCTTGTATAATGGATGGCTTAACTGCAGCAGATTGCTCAACACTACGCACAGTCGGTATAGCCCATCTTGAGTCGTGTTTTTGAGTAATCATCCATACGGACACGTAACGGTCTCTTTGTGCATCAGTCCAATCTTCATACGCACATCTATTTATAATACCAAAAGACTCAGAGTATACACTCATCGTATCTCCATCTTCATCTCTGTAATACGACTGCGATTTTATTTTAAAATAATGTGGGAACTCAATTTCAATTTCCCTTGTTGTAGTGTGTACGATTTCTTCTGTTTCTGTTTCTGTAATTGTAAATTTCATAATTGTGTGTGTTTTGTAGTCGGTTAACCGACTATGTTAGTTAATAAGGTCAATTGATTCTATATAAAAAACTTCATCAAGTTCAAATGTTTGCATCATCTCTTTCTTCTTCTCGTTCTCTTGCTCTACATATAACTCGGCTGATTTTATATCAGTGAATACTTTTACGGGATAAGAATACCAATATGGATAATGCTTTTCCATTACTACGAATGCTTGTTTCATAATTGTGTGTGTTGCGTCCGTTTGGAACGGACTTGTTAATTAATAATTTCTACTTGTTCTACGAATGCGTAGTCAGCGTATGCACCTACCCAATCTTCATAAGACCTTCCTTCCTCCTCTGCATTTTTCCTGTCCTCTACTTCTTGTGCATCATTCCATAAGCGTACTGCCTCCTTTGCTTTCTCTTTGTCAAAGTATGCGAACTCAGCCGTTTGCTCTTGATTGTGGTTCCTTGAAACCATTAATAGATAGATTTTCATAATGTGTGTGTTATTTGAGTGATTGAATAGTGTTTGATTTGGTATTGTCATACTCCCACGTTGAATAGGACATCGCCTTGTCCACCTCCTTGCGAGTATGTCGTTTAATGTTAGGGACGTAACCTGTACGGCACGAGGACAATAAGCTGATTGCTAGAAGAATACTTCTTACTTTGTTTGGTAGTGACATTTTAGTTTGACTTTAGTTTGTTCTCAATTAGTTGACAGAATAACCCTAACATTGACAGACTTATTAGTCCTGTAATGAATGGGACGGCTACTGGTAACCGTAAATTGTAAAGCGACCATATTGATAGCAATGACAATAAAGCGAATAGAATCGCTGAGATGATGTACTTTTTCATAATAATCGTATTTGATTTGGTTAGTGTCGTCTTGAGAATCGAACCCAAATAGTCGGTTGACCGACCATAGCGACCACGCTGACGACTGAACACACACACAAATCCTGACCACATCGACCACATCGACCATACCGACCGATGATAGTTTGACGCAAAAATTAACGGCGAAATTAATCGCCGTTATCTTTGTGTCTGTTTATTAGATTAACAAGCCATTGCAATTTCGCTATTTACGGCTATCAATTCGGCTGGAGTTATTTGATAATCAGCCATTAATTTATTGATAAGTTCAATAACTTCGTTTCTATCGGCACCCTCTGAAATTTTCGCCTCTGCGTGTTTTTTGTCGGTAGTTACTTTTTTAGGTTTCGCCGTTTCGCTACGTTCTGTAATACCCTCCTTTGTTAAGTTGGTTTCGGTTTCTTTGCCGTCCTTTACAAATTTATCTAACTTGTCTAATGTAGGGCAATTTTCAACGGATAAAAAGTTTTCAATTACTTCGTTGTCCAATTTAGCAATTCTTAAAAATTGCTTTATTGACGTTTCTTTGTACCCACTTTGTAACGTAAAGTACTCGTACTTATTTTTGAACGTTACATTAATTTCGGTAAAAATTTCCTTTACTTCGTTACTTTTGTAGTTTTCATCTGCTTTGCCGTAAAAAGTACATTTTTGCAATTCATTTGCAAAGGTTTTTTTTGCGAATTCATTGCCCTTTGCCGTTACTTTGCTCAATTCATTAATCATTAATAACTTTACTAACTTTGCGTTTTCAGTTACTTTTTTAATTTGTGTGTTCATTTTTAACTTGACTTTTTATACTACTTATCCGTAGTTTATGTGTGTTTAAAAATTTACTTTTTTGTGGTCGGTATACCGACTTTTTTTGTTACGTTATTTAAAGTACATACCTTACCCGTTCAGCTCAGTGGCTGTTTTTTTTCATTCCCTCATTGACAATACAAATATACGACTAAATTCGGTATAAAAAAACTATTTTACTTAAAGTTATACACAAGTTATTAACATAGTTATAATTTATAATATGATGATTATTTCTTCGTATATGCGTTGCCGTTAGTTTAGTATTAATATCAAATTTAGTTTTCTTCGGATAGGGGTAATCGTTAGTTTTCGCCTATCCTTTGCCGTTAGTTCGTCTATTCATTTCCGTTAGTAATGCTTCGGATATCCGTGCCCGTTAGTCAGTTAGCGTCTATGCATCAACGTTAGTTGAACGGCGTCTATCCCTATCCGTTAGTATGTCGGCGTCTAGCCGTAGCCGTTAGTCACCACCAAAACGCCAAAAAATCTGCAAGGGAATTTCGGATTCGATACCCCCCTACCGAAAAAAATATCGGTTTCGGTTCGGGGGCCGGCATCGCCAAATGGGGGGGTTATCCACTGCCTATATATTTCTGATATTCCAAAAAAACTTGTATATTTGCTTATTGTAAACATTTAAAAATTATAAGTTATGTATAACTCAAAGATGAATCCAAGTTTAGAGAACAGTATATACCAACAGAAGAATGCGGGTCCGGGATTAACGATGGAGTGTGGTATGATGATTAACAACAGACCAAATTCTACTACAGGTATTCAGAAGGCTGTTGAGACCAAGAAGATGTTAAAGAGAATGGAGAAGATATCTATCTATGCTGAGGGAATGAATCAGGGACATATGATGATGGGTCATATGAAAGGAATGTAAGATTGTGTTTTGGATTATGTTAAGATCAAGGGCTTGTTTCTACTTGCCCTTTTTTGTTGCTATATAGAGTTAGTTTTATTAAAAGTTTTCTTCAACTCTATATAAAACCCATAAAGCTTTTTCATTATATTAGTTTAACTATCTTTACTTATGTCTATTATCGACATTTTTTATGTCGATTTTATGTCGAAAATAATACTATAACTAATTGATTATTAATAGTAATGTCGAAAATGTCGATTTTAAAGAGAGATTCTATTCAGAAAAAAATAATAAAAGGAGAATAAAATATATAGAGAGTATAGGGTTCAAAAACCGACATTTCAACACAAATGCAGTAAAATCAATACTTCTGTCGACATAAGCCCGACATAAACCGACATTTAAATCGACACAACCCAATTTATTGGGTTGAAGTCATTATAATTACCGACATCATTTTGTCAATTCAAACAATCTCTTTATCTTTGGTTTCAAATTAAATTAAATCAAATGGACTTCAAAGACAACACAAGTTATTTACCTAAGGACTTAAAGTTTGGTCAGGAGGGGAGGAACAAACTTATTAATGGTGTTACAAAGATGGCTCGTGCAGTAAAGAGCACGTTAGGACCAAGTGGTAACACTGTGCTGATTGAATCACCGCAACATACTCACGGTATAACCGTAACTAAGGATGGTGTCACAGTTGCTAAAGCTGTTGACTTGATTGACCCTGTGGAGAACCTTGCGGTTAAGATGATGAAGGAGGCGGCTGACAGAACAGCGACAAGTGCAGGTGATGGAACGACAACAGCCATTGTCCTTACGGAGGCTTTGGTGTTAGGGGGACTGCAGTATATAACGGAGACGCATAATCGCACTGAGGTGTTGAGACATATGGTGGAGATATCCAATGGTGTGGTGGACAAGTTGAAGAAGAAGGCTAAGAATGTTTCGAAGGCGATGATAAGTGATGTGGCTACAATCTCTGCGAACAATGACAAGGAGACGGGTAGAATTATCTCAGAGGTTTATAAGGACGTGGGTAAGACAGGTATCGTTACGGTTGAGAAGAGTCAGACATCAGAGACATATGCTGAGACGACTATGGGGTTAAAGTTTGACAGGGGGTATTTCAGTCCGCTGTTCATCAATGACCAAAAGAAAGATGAGTGTGTGTTTGAGGACGTGATGGTCTTAGTAGCTGACATTGAGATAGCGAATATCCTTCAGTTGGAGAATGTGTTGAAGCCAATCATTACTGATGGTAAAAAATTACTTATCATATCTCCGTGCAATGCGAATGTGGTAAACACATTGGCAGCGAATGTGATGAAGGGGAATTTAAAAGTATGTGCGGTGCCACCGCCAAACTTTGGATATAAGCAGCACGAGCTGATGCAAGACATTGCCATTAGCGTTGGCGCTACATATTTCAGCGAGAAGACCGGTGACGACCTAAGCCATATTAACTTTGGTGACTTAGGACACGCAGCTAAAGTTATTGTTAGCAAGGATAAGACTGTTATCCTTAAGTCATCTGCAAGAGCAAACCAAGAGGCTATTGACGAAAGGGTTAAGCAGTTATGGGACGCTCACGCACAGGCAAAGAAAAAGAACGACAAAGACTTCTTGTTGGAGCGTATCGCTTCACTAACAGGTGGTATAGGTGTAATCTTCGTTGGCGGTAACACTGACCTAGAGCAGAAAGAATTGTACGACAGGGTTGACGATGCGGTATGCGCAGTAAGGTCAGCACTAGAGGAGGGTATCCTTCCCGGCGCAGGCAAGGCACTACTTGAGCAGAGTGCTGAGCTGTATTTAGATCCTAGCATATTGTACGCTGCGGAGCACGAGGTTGCACTTAATATCGTTAGAGAAGCACTTATGTCTCCATTCCAACAGATACTCGCTAATGCGGGTTTAAAGCCTTCTGAGGTGTATCCAATTGGTGTAGAGAACGGGCACGGATATAATCTGAAGACGGGTGAGTTTGGAGACTTGATTAAGATGGGGGTTATTGACCCATTGAAAGTGACAAGGAGTGCGCTTCAGAATGCAGTGAGTGTAGCAGTAACAATTTTATCAACCAACGCTATCGTTACAATCGCAAGAGCTTATGAGTCAGATGTTAAATAAAATACTTAGAGCATATCCTGAGGACAAGTTTTTAACCATAGACGGATTCAATGATGGGGTGATTGGAGTCTGCTTGGACTCAGCGCGGTTGATATACTCAGTGAGTAGGTGCATAGACATACTTATGTTTGACGATGAGCTGCCATTTGAGGATGCGGTTGAGTACTTTGAGACTCACTTGAGAACACAATACGAGGACAATGACTACGGCCCAATATGGGCAAACACTGAATTTTAATTTTATGCACCCAATAGGAAAATACATAGTAATCAAATCGATTGAAGAAGAAGTAAAGACACAGTCAGGATTAATACTGTCTGGAGATGACACTAATCAGTTCAGATATAAGAAAGGATTAGTTGTAGCTCCGGGAACTGATGTGACTACAATTAAGGCTGACGATACTATCTACTACGATAAAGGGCATAGCTTTACTATGCTGATAGATGACACTCCATACACTATAATCAGAGAAGGTGATGTTGTTGTTGTATTATAGGATTTTAAATTCCTTATCTAATCTTTTTCGGCTATAGTCGTCTTTCATTTTTTCTAGCATACGTTGATAGAACTTATCGGTGAATGACACATCAGACTTGTACACTGTTTGGTCTACTGTTCTAAACTCAAGGTCTTTACCATCTAAGATATTGTAAAGCGTGGTTACCATCTTCTCAGCCTTGCGTGATATTTGGTATAGAGGCTTTTCTCTTCTTACTTTTTTTCTAAAGATATCTATCCAACCATTTTTAATAAGCTTACAGAATCTGTTTCTGTCCCAAGACATGATGCGGTCATAATCTAGGAATACATCTTTGGTAAAATATCCTTCTGAGGATAGGAAGAGGATTAGTTCAAGTTCGGCTTCTGAAAGTTCATACTTAGCCTTGATATAAAACTTTACGGTCCTCCAATGTTTGAGGTAATTACTTTTTGATTTCATTTAATTTTATTTATTATCTTTGACAAAGATATGGCAAAAGATAAAAAAACTGAAGAGAAAAAACCTGAGGTTAAGAAGACTACATTGGCTGAGGATCTAGATGCTATGAACTTCAAGAATAAGCAGGTTACTGATGTTAGCGATTTGCAAACAGAGAACAAGAAGTTGAAGGATATGATTATCGAACAGAAGAAATCAAAGAGAGGTCCAAGTGCATCAAGTAGGATATCAGGATTGCAAGGATTAAATACAAGATTAGGTCAACAATTTTCATAATAATAAAAACAAAAAAAATGGCAAAGACAAAAGCAACACCAAACTTACCTGCATCTTCAAGAATGCAAATGCCTTCAGGTGGTGGTAAGATGGCAACTAAAACAAAAGAGATGGGTGGAATGAAAGGAAAGTCAGGCGCTACATCTAAAGTTATGGCTGCTGCTAAAGGCAAAGGTATGACTAAGAAAAAAGCTTGTTAATATTTAAAAAAAATAATAATGGCAAAGAAACCAACAACTACAGATCAAGTATCTGAAGAGGTAATTGATCAAGAAGTAACTACTACTACAGAAGAAGTAACTACTACTACAGAAGAAGTAGCTACGCCTTCAAATGGATTAAAGACTGAGACTCAATCTGTAGGGGCTCCTAGTCGTGACTTTTATACGCCATCTAACTAATGGCAGATAAGTCAAATATGAAATGTAACCATCCTGTTCCGTCTGATAGACCGGGCAAGAAAAAGATGGTAAAGGCTTGTAGTGGGGGAGAAGAAAAACTCCTCCACTTCGGAGCTAAAGGTTATGGCAATAATTACTCAGCTGCGGCTCGTAAGAGTTTCAAGGCAAGGCACGGTTGCGATACTGCAAATGATAAATTAACACCTAGATATTGGGCGTGTAAAAATCTTTGGGCAGGTCCCGGAGGGGCTACTACTCCTAATCCAAAAGGAAGAAGAGGTAAATATTAATACTATGGCAACTACAATAAAAAAAATAGTTAAGAAGGCTGCAAAGTTTGAGTCTAAGAAATCATTAGATGGAGCTATGAAGTTCTTAAAAGGAAATGTAAAACTACCTATTAAAAAGAAAAAATAATAACTATGCCTGAAAAGAAAAAAATCGGAAGAGACTTTCCATTAGCGCCAACATCTAATCCTCAAGCAATAGATAATACTTATGTAAATAAGCCATTTGTAAGAAGAGATGTTCCTAAATATACAAATGTAGAGGCAGATGTTGCTTTATTTAGAGATGGAACGCCGTATTCTAAAAAAGATAGCGCATTGTATGCGAAAGGTTTTAAGAAAGGAGCAGAAGGAGATTATACTCCTGCAGATTTTTTGTCTGTAAAAACTGCGTATAATATGGGAAATATGGAAGGGAAAGATCTTCCAAAAGGAAAATCAAGATTTTATAAAAAAGGTAAGTAATGCCAAAAGACGCCTGCTACAAAAAAGTAAAATCACAGTATGATGTGTTTCCTTCAGCAAGAGCATCACAGGCTATTGCAAAATGCAGGAAATCATCAGGAAATGTGATAAAGAGTACAGAGGGTACAAATTTAAAAAGATGGCAATCAGAGAAGTGGGTTGATACAAAATCAGGCAAGGCGTGTGGGGCAGGAGGTAGTAATGAGTACTGCAGACCAAGTAAGAGAATAACATCTCAAACACCAAAGACGAAATCAGAAATATCTCCTTCTAAACTAACTGCAAAGAAAGCAGAGAAGTCAAGAGTAGGTATGGGTAATAGGGTATCAAAAATTTAGTATCTTTACAAAACAAAAAATAAAATTATGATAAACAGAGATTTTCCATTAGCGCCAACTTCGCAACCTCAAGCAATAGACAATACTTATGTAAAGAAACCAATGAATATTAAGTCATTGGGCAAAATAGATGCTGAAAAAAAAGTAAAAATAGCAAGTAAACTATATAAAGATAATCCATCAAAAGTATTTAGCGATGCTGTTGATACAGCAAAAAATAAATTATCAAGAATTAAAAATTAAACTTATGAGCAAATTCACACAGCTAGCTTCAAAGCTAGATAAAAAAAAAGGTGTAAGCAAAGAAGGAGCCAATGCTCTTGCAGCTTATATAGGTCGTAAAAAATTTGGCAAAGAGCAATTTACTAAAATGGCAGTAGCCGGTAAAAAGAAAAAATAAACTTATGAATCAGTCAAAAAATTGGTACGAGTCTAAGACAATTTGGGGTGTAATCATTTCATTAATTGGATGGGTTGCATCTGAGTATTTTAAAATTCCTGTAAATGTTACGACTACTAATGCTGAAGCAGCTGAAACAGTAGCTAAAATCATTCAGTTAGGTGGTTTAATAATAGCTATACTTGGAAGATTAAAAGCAGATACAAAAATAAAAATAGACTAATATGGCTAAGATAACTTACAAGAGCAAAGGTCTTGGAGATACTATTGATAAGATAACAACTGCAACAGGAATAAAGTCTGCAGTAAAAACTGTTACTAAGGCAATGGGAAAAGAAGATTGCGGATGCGATGCTCGTAAGGATGCTTTGAATAGAATATTTCCTTACAATAATAAAAAATAAAAAATGTCAGTATTTAAGTCGCAATTTTCAAGAGCATTGCCTGTTATCAAATCTGATAATGCAAATGTTCCATATCCTACAAGCATAGCAACAGGAACGAATACTTCTACATCTGCAAGCAAACTCGTAAACTCAGCTGCAACATTTATAACTAATAATGTAGCAACAGGAGATATAGTTTACAATACTACAGATAGTACTGCAGCAACTGTGGTATCTGTTAATTCTGAAACTCAATTGACTTTAAATGCAGACATATTTACTGCTACATCAAAATCATATGTTGTATATCAAGCATCTGCGCAAACAGGACTTGGAAATACAGGTTGCTATTTATACATTGGAGGTGCAGGTACATTAAATATTGTTACTATTGGAGGAGATTCACTTTTAATAAGTGGGTTAACTGCAGGAACAGTTTTACCTATTCAGGTATTGCAAGTTAAATCAGGAGGAACAGCAACATTAATAACAGCACTTTGGTAAAATGAGTACTAACGAAAACATAAGATTAGATGCTATGGCGCAAGAATTGGAAACCATTAAAGGAGAGGTTTCTGAGATGAAGGTAATGATTAAGGATATCCATACTTTGCTAGCAGGAAATCCTATCGATAGAAACTCAGGAGGTCTACTCAGCGACTTTAAGGATATGAAAACAGAGTTAGATGAGATTAAAGACCAGTTGAGAAAATACAAAGCTTACTTCTACGCCTTAGCTACACTTTTTGGTGTTGGCGCATTAAAGATTATCGTTGAGTTTTTAACAGCAAAATAATGGCAAAAGGTAAAGTTTCTGACGCTAAAAACTTGACATTTGGTAAAAGAAAAGGCGGAAAGCCTAGTAAATCCAAAGGTCCTAAATGTAAAAAAGTTTCTAAATATAAAGGTCAAGGTAGATAATGGTAACATCAGCACAAGCATTAAAGAAATACGGAAATCCCGAATTAGAGTCTCACATGGTTCTATGGGATATACCTAATGAGTTAGAGATAGGTGCAATCCCTAAAAGACTTTACTGTAATAAGGATATGGTCTATCCACTAACGCAAGCTTTCAAGAATTTAATTGATAGAGGATATGTAAGAGATTTAAAAACTTTTGATGGATGTTTTAATATCCGTAAGAAGCGTGGATTAAGTTCTATGAGTTTGCATTCTTGGGGCATAGCTATTGATGTGAACGCCGCGTGGAACCAATTGAATATGACTCCTACATTATCTGTAGGATTTGTAAATTGTTTTACTGATACAGGATTTGAATGGGGCGGTACGTGGGAAAGAAAAGATGGGATGCACTTTCAATTAAAATCAATATAATATGCCGGGTAAAAAATTCAAAGATACTAAGGTTGGTCAGTTTTTAACGCAAAAGGCTCCAAAGATATTAGATACCGTAGGTGACATACTTCCATCTAATGGTGTATTTGGTATTGTTAAAAACCTTATCTCATCATCAGATGAGATGTCTGCTGAAGATAAAGCCATTGCATTGGATGAGTTGAATAAGTCTATACAGATATTTGAATTAGAAATAAAGGATAGAGACTCTGCTAGGAATAGAGAGATTGAGGTAGCTAAGACTCATAAGTTTGATTTTATGTTTTATTTGACAGGCTTTGTTGGCTTGTCAATATTTTGTTTTATCGTATATGCAATCGTATATTTACAGATACCTGCGGATAATAAAGAAATATGGATACATCTTATTGGAATTTCAGAAGGCGTTGTATTATCTATCTTTGGCTACTATTTCGGAAGCTCAATTAAAAGAAACATTCAACAATAATAACTATATTTGTATTTTAAAAATTTAAATTAAATAAAAATGGAAAACATCAAAGTAACAGAAGAAGAATTAAAGAAAATTCAAGTGCTTAATGATGACTTTACAAAGTCTAAAAATGCATTGGGCGATTTAGAATTACAGAAGCAAAATGTATTTCAACACATTGATATGTTGAGAAAAGAGTTTGCTATTAATGAGAAGTCATTAATTGAAAAGTATGGCGAAGATGCAGTAATCAATATTCAAACAGGAGAGGTAACTAAAAAACAAGATTAATATGACACCGGGAAAATTCATTGGAACGTTATTTCAATCAAGAGATGCAATGCATATTGCTCATTTACAGACAACTTCATTTGCTGAACATAAGGCATTGAATATGTATTATGATGGTATTCTTGAATTGACAGATACATTTACAGAAGCATACTTTGGATTTGCAAAGAGAGTTGAGATTGTAATACCTGAATCTAAAGTAATGGATGCTACTACTCATTTAAAAGAGTTGAGATCTATTCTTGATACAGAAAGAAACAATTATCCTTCTGAGCTTCAGAACATCATCGATGAGATGCTTGGATTAGTAGACAAGATATTATATCTTTTGACTTTAAATTAATGAAACAAATTGGCAAGGATAAGCACATACGTTGTCGATGGTACAATTGTCGATGGTGATAAGGTTATAGGCAGTGATGCCAATAATGATATGGTTACAAAGAATTATAAAGTAGGCGACTTAGTCGCCTATTTTGCTGTAGCTATAGGAGACTATTTAGTTCCATATAATAATGCTACCGATAATGTTGACTTAGGTCCATATAGTTTATCTGCAACAAACTTATCTATAAGCGGTACGTTTACTGCTGATGGAACAGAAGGATTGATTGGTCAGGTATTAACAAGTCAGGGTAGTGGTAATCCTGCGATATGGTCGTATAATATAGGATCTCAAAACTTGCAAGATGTATTAGTTAATGGTAATACAGGAGCTAGGAATATACTTCTTAATGACGACTTAGGCTCAACTATAAAGCTTGATGTAGAGTCAAATATACTTCCATCAACAGGCATCCAATTATATAATATTGGAAGTGGAGATACATCTTATTGGATTACTAATGAGATTGGATTGCAAGATGG